TTTTATATCTACAAATGGTAGAAATGTCCACCCCACCCAAAAGCCCGTAGCCCTGTTTGAGTACCTTATTAAGACATATACCAACGAATGAGATCTTGTTTTAGATAACTGTGCATGATCTGGCACTACTGGTATAGCATGCAGAAATCTAAACCGTAAGTTTATACTCATAGAGAAAGAACAGGTGTATATAGATATCATACACAAAAGATTAGACACAGACCGTTATACCACTTAAAACAAGTGGTTTTTTCTTACACGCAAAAAAGAAAGTATAAAAAAACTATAAAAATACTTGCAAAATAAAAAGAAATCAGTATACTATATTTGTGATTGCGTATATCATGTATAAATTTTAACTTCTTATGTACAATAACTAATGATAAAGGGTATCGAATACACGTCACAAATGGATCTAAAAATAATAGAACATCAGAATGAATACCTTTTGACAATCAAAGAATTATCGACAAAGGCAGGGTTAGCGGAAAGCTCGATTTATAAGTTTAGAAACAGGGGTAAAATCAGCGTCAGAAGTATCAAGAAAATACAAGAGAATCTGGGAGTCCCCCTTTTAACAAAATTGAAATAGTTTTTATCTTTTCTTTATATAATACCATGCAAAACCTTATAAAAACAAATCTCTTTACTCAAGAAAATGCAGAGAGAGCAAAACAAAAAATCATTGATTTCAAAAAACCATTACTCATTATTGCATGTTTCATAGTCACAGTCTTGGTCATATTACAAGTTGTGAGGATGACAAACAAAACACAATCACCAATTCAAGAGCTGATGGCAAAACAACAGAATAATATTGTCATCATAGCAGATCAACTTGAGATCCAACAGGACAAGAGAAGTAAAAGAAATGTATTGCAAGCACAGATTGAGGCACTCAATGTTGAGATCAATGCAAGCAAAGATATCGTTGTACAAGCAGAGACAGCAAACGCAGAAATCAAAGATCAAATGCTTGTGATTGCCAATCCTTTACCAATAACCAACACAGGAGATGACAACAAATAAACTCATTTTGACCTTTGTGGTCCTTGCAGGTGTCCTCTTTGGACTTGTACACATGGAAAACCAAAAAGAAAACAAGTTGTTTGTGATTGCCACAGTTGATGTGTACCATCACATTGCGCATGATGAACCTGGTCCAATACCAAAGGAAACAGCACCAGTTATCAACACTGTACAACCTAAAAAGGAAACAAAGCCAGTTGCCAAAACTCAAGTCAATCCAAAAAGAATCACAAAAAAGGGCTTTGAAGATAATCAACATATACAAGACCTTGTGAACCACGCCTACAAAATAGGGGGTAGGGATTTTCTTTTGACTTTAGAGGGAGAGAATGGACTATGGCAACGAGACAGAAAAAGCGGGCTTGTTTGAGCTAATTGATTCAGTGATTATTGACTGTGTCAGCTCAACGCAAAATATCACCGCAAATGGATATTTGCTAATAAACAAAACTTAAAAGATTGATTTTCAAAGGAGTTTCAAGATTGATACAACCAACTCAATTACTGTCGGGAGGTGTTTCAAGATTGAATCAAAAAAGGTCGCCTAAAAACAACATTTTACGCCTACAATAAAAGACATGACAAGGCTCAAAGATTTCATGGGTTAGAATAAAAAACTCCTTTATCTCAATAACCACCAGACCATATGATCAATTGTAGGTATTGCACATGCGAGATCCAAAGAGACGCTATAAAGTGCAAACATTGCGGAGAGTACCAGGATGCAAAATACAAATGGAAATGAGTGCAGGTGAAACCATCTCTTTTCCAAAAGGTCTTTTGTACTCATTGCCATGAAATAACAAGGCCAAAGACAGTCACAAAATGATCTATCTTTATTGAGTTGATCTTGTGGTGTCTTATTGTACCGTGATTGATATACTCTCGTTATAGACAAAAAAGCAAGCAATGTATTTGCAGAAAATGTAGTTCAGACAGGATAAACAAAATATAGTCTTTATTATTTGATATAACAATTACATGACAGTAGAACAAAAACCATATGGGTGTAAGATTATGGTATGCGTCGTGCATGATGACTTACTACATGAAGTAGCGACGGCATCATTGAGATCAAAAGTACCTTTTACTAAACAAGGGATTGACTCTTTTATTGCAAGTAGTGATTTTATTACGACAATCAAAGCAGGTATCACAGGCGAGGACAAACAAAAAGAAGTCAAAACAATCTTTGTTATATGCAACAATTTGAAGTAGTAAGCAAAAGTACAAAATACAATCGATGTTTTAACATATAACAACAAAGGATCATGGCAATCACTCCAAAGAATACAGCACCAAAAAAACAAAGTGGCATTGCAAAGCCTACACAGAAAAAGACAACAGCCAAAAAGGAGGTTGCAAAGAAAAAGTCAGCAAGGACAAAATACAATTGGCCACAGATCAAAATAGAGTTTTTTGCCAGTGATTTTCTTGATGTCTTGCCTTTTATATGGCAAAAATATAACAGAACTACAGCATCATCATGACAGATTGGAAAGATGACAACATGATGGTGAAGTGAGAAAAGGAAAATCCAAGAGCAAATGAAAATTGAGGCTTTCAAACAATTCAAAGCAAACATCAAAGGACAGTGGGATGATGTGATGGAAAAACTGGAGATGGCACATGTCACAGGTCTTGAAAACTTGGCTAATATGATCCTGGATCAGTGAAAAGTGATCAAGAGAAAAAGGATTCAAGAAACAAAGGATTCAGAGACACATGAGGTGATATGATCAGAGGTGATTGACATTGACTGGTTGATGCCGTATTTGTACCATTGAGACATCACAAGCATAATCAAACATATTAAATTGGAAAAAGGAGAGCCAACAGAGATCCTGGACACAAATGGCAAAAGTCTTGCAAAGGAACGACTGGACGACGTAAAGAACCAAAAGCAAAACAAAACCAAAAAAGAGCCGCCAGAAATTGGTTTAGAATAGTTTATCTTATACCAATAAAGACGCATGAAATACGAAAAACTAACATACAAGGATGTCAAAGAGCTTGCACAACATGAGAATAACTTGCCAGATTGAGTACTTGAAGAGTACATATATTGGCACTGATTCTTTGATATTGGTCGGTTTTCAGATTACATATTCACGCACTGGAAACAGGGAGCAGATGGATTTATTGAATCCCCAACCTTTCATAAGGAGATATGGGATATGCTGAGAGATGAAGAGATGCACGACATTAACATCATCATTGCCAGAGGTCATTGAAAAACTACTGCTTTATTGATATATATGGTTCGGAGAATCCTATATTATCCATGACGATCTATAGTATACGTTGCATCAAAGAATCTTGGAGAAAAGTGATTGTGAAAAATAAGAAGAGAACTTGAAACAAATAATAAGATAAAGCACATATTTTGAAATATAGTGCCAACCAATAGTGATGACAAAAAAGACAAGAGACTAAACAAGTGGAGACAAAAAGAGTTGGAGTTCTTGAATTGATCCTACATTGAGACAGTGACAAGGGGGCAACCAATAAGAGGTGCAAGACCAAAAGAAATCATCATGGATGATCCACAAGACAATAAGGACGTCAAGAATCCAAAGATGGCAAGAGAATTTGTGGAGTGGGCGTTTACGTCATTATATAACATACTACTACCGTGAGGGAGAATGGTCGTGCTTGGTACAATCGTTTGAAATCTTTGTTTCGTCAAACAATTGAGAGACGAGAAAAAGCGACCAACAATTGAGTATCAAGCCTGCGACGATATGTTTGAAAACATATTGCGACCATGATTGTGGTCAAAGAAATCATTAATGGAGAGGAGGGATTGAAAGCTGATCATATGAAAAGATGGAAAAGAGACAAGAAAAAAAGGGATTGGGACGGTGTATTTCAATCAAGAGTTTCGCAACATTCCATTGAATACTGCAGATAAAGTAGTCAAAGATCATCGGATCAGATTTTATATACCACCGCTTAATTTTGACTATATAATATTTGCGATAGATCCTGCGACCAAAACCAAAGAGAAAAGTGATTTCACATGATTGGTTGTGCTTGGCATAAAAGAACACAAGAAATACGTTATATATTCAAAGGGGGTAAAGTTGCCACCAAGAGAGCTTGAGCAATTTGTCATCAATATCAACAATAGATTTGAGCCAAATATCATTGTAAAAGAAGACAATATTGAGGTAAAATTGACTGACGATCTCAAAGCAAAGTGATTACCAATGGAAAGCATACGAAGTCACAAGGATAAGTATACAAGATTGCTTGGAGTTGCGGGGATGATTGAGGTTGGTGATGTGTACTTTCTACAAAAAAATCAAGACACACTCATCGATCAATTGACGCAGTATCCAGATGTTGAGCATGATGATGAGATGGACGCACTGGTGTTTGCACTCGCAAAAGCACAAGCACGATCAGAGGGGTGAGATAGTAGAGGGGTTGAGCTATGTTAGTAAAAATTTATCTATATCTTTCTTAATATGCTTGTAGAAAAAATCAGATCATATCTTGCAGACCACACAATCCAAGACTTACACTACTCCACTGGTATCTGTACGGGGGTATTCTATAGTCTTTTGAAAAGAGATCGGAAAAAGTACAGCAAAAACACGCTTGATATAGTGTATGAATTTTTTGACTTACCAAGAGATCAATTCTATAATGACAACCTCAAAAAATGGTATCCAAAGACACCATCTTTGTTTGGCACTTTCATCAGATACAAGAGATTGAAACTTGAGATTGATTTGCCAGAGCTTTCAAAGAGAGTGAGAGTGGATCAGAGAGCATTGGCAAGACTTGAGAGTGGTGATGCATTGCCAACCTTTGACAGTTGGACAATCCAACACATCTTTGATGCTTTGGAGTTTACAGATGAGGAAAAGACAATGACAAAGATATATATTGACAACATGAAGTGGATGGAAAAGATCGTCAAACAATATGATATATAAAGACATTGTATAAAAACAGATTGTCTTTATTTTGAGACCATCATTTTACATTTTTAATTGTATAAAATATGGCACAAAATTCACAAGTGGAGATTGTCAAAGAGATATATAATCCAAATTCTAAACAAGCAAAAGAGAACACAAAGACGGTAGGGACAAGATCCCCTCAAATCGCTTTCTCTACTCTCACAGAATTATACTATGATAGTTTTGTTGTTTCTGGACTTACAGATAAGATTGCAACAGCTATTAACTCTTGATTCCAAACAAATGACAAATCATTACTATCAGCTATTTGAAATATTGATCATGAGTTCCTCAATAGAAACAAAGTATTGCTTGGGAATAGCTTTTTTGAGGTAATTGAGGATGGGAAAGGTAAAGTGATTGAGTTATTGCCAATTATAGGTGCAACCATTGAGATCATGGAGGATGGTGATGGATATTGCCAAAGAGTTGGCACAGATGTTGTGTATTTTAATATCTTTACACCATTATCAAAGAGAGCAGAGAGGGCTTTGGTTTATACAGAAAGTAAGGCGTTGTCGAATGAGCTAAGAAACACAGGGCGTGGTTGTGGATACAACGAAAACCTAAACCAAGTGTACCAATTCAAAAACACATCTCTATCAACAAAGTATTACGGTGCGTCATACTATGAATCAGTTGTAGATCAGTTGGTATTGATTGAACAGATCGACGCTTACTATTCTAAGGCTTTTTCAAATGGATTGATCAAAGCAAAAATGATCTATCCAACCAATGAGAAAAAAACGTTCTCAAAAGAAGACAAAGAAATCTTGAAACAATTCATATCTACAAAGATGAAAGGCGTTGATAAGTCTTTTTCTACAGCTATTCTTGATCAACCAGTCTGACAATTGGATCTTGAACATGAAATTGATGCAAACGCTTTTATTGAGTACAGAAAAGAGCTATTAAAATCAGTATCGATTGCACTCAATGTCCCGTACGATCTCTTGCTTTCAGATAATAGCAACAGGGCGTCAAGTCAAGTATCGATGGAGACTTTCAATAATTTCACCATACATCCACAACAGACCCAAAACCTAAAAGATTTCAAAATCATATTTGCAGAGGGATATAGTATCGATGATCTTGAGTATCAATGGATCGACACATCAGACGAAAAAGAGGAAATGGACGTACTCACGGGATACAAAAAAGCAGGAATCATGACAGCGAATGAAGTCAGAGAAAAGATTTGATTGGTTCGTATTGATTGAGGTGATTTATTGATGGTAGATACGCAACAGGCACAAAAGGATCAGTTGCAAGATCTTATGAAGTCAGAGGCTTGATCTTTTTATAACAATTTATCATCTCTTGAAAATGATTTATACAAGCATCTATAAAATCAAACTACACAAATCAATAAAAAGATTATACAATCTTTGATGAAAGCCTTTAATTGCTTTACAAGAAAAGTATATAAAGACCATTGAAAAAATGTTGAGTAGATGGTATCAAGAGGCTTTGCAAAGACTCAGAGATGATCCAGAAATTAAGATAAATGACTTGATGATTGATCAAACAGCTTTTATCACAAAAGATATATCCAACACAGACCTTGAAGAATACAGTAATATGATGACAAGTGGGTTTAATACTGGGGCAAAACAACTCAATGCGTCTTTCAAGAAAAATATCAAGATCGAAGCAACGTTTTGACTTGATCCCAGTGATGCGTCAAAGTATGCTAATGAGCTTGCAGGAGCAAGGGTAAAATGAGTTAGTGACTACTCAAGAAAAAGAATAAATGAGTTAGTATCACAAGGCGTTGAAAAGGGGTGGGGATATAATAAACTTGCGTCAGAACTCAAAAGAGACCTTGCGTTCTCTCCATATAGAGCAAGACTTATAGCATCCCAAGAGATCGGCGAAGCATATCTGAGAGGTAAAGAGAGCCAATTTGAGAAATACAGAAAAAGATATAACCAAAAGGGTTACAAGAAGTGGGTTTCACATAGGGACGACAGAACTACTGAGGGTTGTTGGTCAAACGACAATGCGTGACGGTTAGAATTTGACAAAGAGTTTCCAAGTGGTTCAATGGCACCAACGAGATTTGTTTGATGTCGTTGCAATATAGTGTACAGACTATTTGACCCAACAGATGAGACATTGACCATTGAAAATGCAACACCAAGCGACGAGATACAATCATATATACCAGAGGATCGGGCAGAGGGAGCTAAACCAATCGGGTATGATGAATATAGTGGTAACATACTCACACCATCATATTTTAATGAGATTGGCAAAACAGCAACATACAGAAGGACAAAGTGAAAGTCTTGATTTTATAGGAGATATGATGATGTTATAGAATTGTGAGACATGATATGATGATATGAAGATAAAGTTTTGGAGTTGCATGAAGCTGGTCACTTTTTTATGGAAAGAGCAGTATTACAAAACGAGGAGAGATTTACAAAGCTCAAAACAATCTTTACTTGATCAGTGAGAGAGGTAAAAGACTTGATAAAAAACAAAGAGTTGAGATCAATTTTTAATAGAGAAAACTCCTGGAATACAGTTTGAGATAGATTATTTGAAAAATACAAGGATCTTTGAAGTATCAAGCAATATACAGTCACAAAGGAGATTAAAACCATTGGGACAAGAGAAATTGAAAAGGTAGTTTTGTCCACAGAACTCACAGAGGATGTTTGATCATTTATGGATACACTTGGAGCTTTGACAAAAGAGGCAAAAGTGTGAAATGGACATTGAAAATCATACTATAAAGACAGCACAACAATGTTTATGAGTTGAAAGGCAAAGATCACAGAGAGACAGTTACATGAGTACTTTGCACATCTCAACGAGGTACATTGGATTTGAAATCCTATAATTGAGAAACTATTACCAGAGACACACAAGGCAATGAAATCATACTATGAGAGTATATGACTTGATTTTATTTCATAACATATCAACACCATGAAAACAGTTGCAGATATAGTTGGATCATACCAAAAAGCATGATACAATGTTGATGGATTGATGATCAAAGAGGTGCAGAGCCTTACAGATGAGAAAATACTACAAATCCTCTTGACCGCTAACGGTAGAGATATCGTTGTGAAAGAGCAAGTCGGTGATGGTGTTTATGACGGACAGGCTTTTGAGTATATTGGAAAAGAGGATACAAGTTTTGATTGGTGACCATATTTTGAGTAATCTAAAAAGACATTGTAAAAAATCATTTACTTTTTATTATGATTATGTATTTTATCAATGGACTTTTACGCTATGGAAGTAAGCACCAACAAGCCTTTGCAAAAAAAGGAAATGCAGATCATAAAAACAGATAATAGTTGCAATACAATACTTTTTGTTGCTCTTGTACCTTTGGAGATAGACAGAAACGGCGACAGTATCACAGAACAGGAAATCACCAAGACAGCACATGAGTTTGTCAGGAACTTGAGCAAAAAGGCAGTAAATGTTGATCATGAGAGTGACACAGACATTGCAAACGCTGATTTTGTCGAGAGTTTTATAGCACCAGTGGAGATCCAAGTTTGATTGGAGAATATACCTAAGTGATCGTGGGTTGTTGGTATCAAGTTTGATGATGACACATACAAAGCAATCCAGGATGGGGACTTTGTTGGCATATCTATAGAGGGGGTAGGAGTCAGCGAAGCGGTTGGATGATAGGTTTTATTTTATTTTTTGAAATGATCAATAAAATGTTCAATAATATCAAGGACGTGATAGTTAATAGAATCTCGCTTGTGTCAAAAGGAAAAAGACCAGCAGTGGCAAGAGCAGAGACAAGTTTTTCTATTTTCAAGACAGCAAAAGGAAAGCTCACACAAGAGCAAATTGAGAAATTGGAAACAATCTCAAAGGGCTATGAAAAAAAGACCTTGTATGTATCAAGACCAGTCACAAATTGAAAATCAATTGTGAGGTGGTGCAAAGATAATGACATCACAGACATCGTCAAAGCAGATGAGATGCATGTGACCATTGCTTTCTCAAAGAAAAAGATCTCGTGGTCAACACTCACAACAGATGATAGCTCAATGGATCTTGACTTGGAAAATGCAAAGATACAAAAGCTATGAGAAGCCATTGTGATCAAGTTTCAAAGCAAGGATCTCAAGACAGCCTGGACAAAGTACATTGATGCAGGTGCAACATGGGACTTTGAAACATACCAGCCACATATTTCCATATCATACAACAGTGATCAAGACATCTCAAAGATTGGGACTTTCAGTGGCAAGGCGTCGCTTGGAGGTGAGATCATGGCAGAAATCAAAGCAGAACTTTTGAAAAAACTTGCAAGGATCTCTCAAAAATATGATCAGATGCTTGGAAAGTAAAAAAGACATTGAAAAAAAACACTATACAAGCAAAATACATGTGTAATCACACCAAACTTTACTTTTTAAATTCTTGTTTGCTATGAAAGAAAAAATCCAAAAACTTGCCACTCTTAACAAAGAGGCAGTTGAGTTGCTAAAAGCAGAGGACATGGATGGAGCCATTGCAAAGCATGCAGAAATCCAGGACCTCACAAAGGAAATGGAAACAGATGCAGAGGTTGAAACTCCAGAAGTGGAGGCAAAACCAGAAGTTGTTGAAACTCCAGAGGAAATTGCAAAATCAGAGGAAATCAAGAAGTTTGTATCGCTCAATGTGAGTGCGGACACTATGAAAGCATTGCTTGATGATGTTGCAAGTCTCAAAGATAGTCTCAAAGATATGTCAACAATCAATAAGAGATTGGATGATGTTGAAAAGGCAAAAGGTATCTCAAAACAAGCATCAGAAACAGTCAACAAGACTGGTGAAAGTGTTTGGGATGATATGCCACTATAATAGTCACAGAAACTCTCTATAATCTTTATTTTTAAATTCTCTTACCTATGGACAAAGGACAAAAAATTGCAAAGGTTTTTAGTGGTGGTGAAAATTCATCACTCGTACACCTTAATACAGCACAAGCAGATAAATTCATTGACTATGTAGTTGATGAAAGTGTTGTATTGAAATCATCTCGTGTTGTTCGTATGGACACACCACAAAAGGTGATTGGAAAAATTGGTATTTCAGACAAGATCCTATATCCTGCACAAAGAGGAGTTGGACTTGATGCAGGAAAAAGAACATCAGCAACACCAGATAAGATAACACTTATTTCTCAAGAAGTTATTTGAGAAGTGAGGATCTATGATGATGAAGTTGAGGACAACGTTGAAGGTGTTGCATTCAAAGAACACATGATGAAAATGGTTGCAAAGAAAGTAGCAAATCAGCTTGAAAGAGTTGCACTTTATGCAAGAAAAGTAGCTAATCCTACAGATTTATTGCAAATGTTTGATGGTTTTGTAAAAGCTATTGAAGCAAATTGAGTTGTAGTTGATTCGAATGTTGGTTTTGCGGATCGTTTCATCGACAAAGAAAAACTTGCAAAGGTTCGTAAGTCTATTGCAACAAAATACAGAAACATACTTAACAAATGGTATATGCCAGATGATGTTGCGATTGACTATGAAATCAAATATGAAGCGTCAAACAATACAGTCAATAAATATGGTGCATTTGGTGTCGATTTCACCAAAGCTAATATCATGTCAGTAGATAGAGCAGTTGTAGTGACAGCAGGATACACAGGGACAATCAGTGCTAATGTTGCTCTCAATGCGACAACAGCAGTATTAACAGATGAGACTGGATTGACAGTTGGTGATCAAGTGACTTTTGCTCTTTGAAATGACAAAGAACATACAGTTGTGATCAGTGCAATCAATGCAGGATCAAACACAATCACGTTTACTGGTTATCCAATGCCTTTTGCTCTTACGGCAATAACGGCAACAGAAAATACAGTTATTGAAACGATTTCAGATGGTGCTGATGTTATTCTTACGCCAGACTACAACTTCATCTATGGTATCCAAAGGGACATCACTATTGAGCCAGACAGAGTTGCAAAAGAAAGAGCAACAGACTTTGTCATTACAATGAGAGTTGATTTCCAAGTGGAAAATCCAGAAATGTCAGGTATCTTGAAAAATGTGAAAGTCAAATAATAAAAATCAAGTCTCCACACAAACAGAAAAAACCAACCCATGATGGATTGGTTTTTTCTTTACGTGTAAAAAAGACATTGTAAAAAACACTTCAGATATTAAAGTAGTGGTGTATTATCAATATATTTTATTCTTTACAATTATACACTATGGAAATGGTAAAACTACAAAATATTCTATCTCGTACATATAATGGAGTAAAACCACTTTGAACAATAAACGTTGAATCAAAAGATGTTGCATGATATATTGCAAATGGGTTCTCCCTAATAAAAAAAGTGATTAAAGATGATCAAACATCTGTAATTGCTGACGCACAAGCAAAAAAAGATCAAGAAAAACTTAATGCTGACGCACAAGCAAAACTTGACGTACAGACAGAAAAGCAAGCAGAACTCGACGCAGAACACGCAAAGAAAAACGCTTGATTTAGTGCAAAAAATGACGCAGACAAAGGAAGCGTTGATCTTACGGATGAATCACTTGTTGTACTTGTCAAAGACCTCGCAAAAACACCAACACAAAGAAAATGAAACAAAAAATAATCACTGTATAGCAAGATTATCTTGCTTGTCTTTTTTATTTTTATTTTTGTGACTAAAAAAACAATAATATGACAATTGAACAAGTGATAAAAATAATATCTACAGATGGATTGACATTACTGGTAACAGCTTGAGTACTTTTCTATCTTTTCAAAGTTGCCAATGTATTCTATGAGAAGTTTGAGAGAAAAATGATCTCTCAACATGCAAAGGATCTCAAAGAAAAATGGCCAATGACTATTGAAAAAAACAACTTGATACAACAACTACTATACAAAGCAATGTATGAGTTTGGTGGAGATAGAGCATATATCTTTGAGTATCACAATGGTGGTCACTCAATCAGTGGAATAGACTTTTTGAAAGCATCCAACACCTTTGAGGTGTGCAATGCAACCATACATCCACAACAGATCCTATTGCAAAACTTGCCAGTGTGAGTGTTTGCCTTTTGTAATATGAAAGTTTTAAACAGACAAACAATTTGCAGAGATGTTGAGGACATTGCCAAAGAGGATCTTGGTGCATACCAGGTCTTGAAACAAAATGGTGTCAAATCAGTGTACATCATTTGATTATATGATGCAAAAGGGTATCCAATTGGTTTCTTTGGTGTTGATTATATAGCAAAAGAGATGCCAGAAATGCAAGAGGACCAACACAAGGCATTTGAAAGACTATCATATCAAATCAGTGGACTTTTATACTAAAAACAATTTATTTCTTTTTTTCTCTCTTATGAAAACAACAGGATCAAAAACAGGTCAAATCTCAATAAAAGATGTTTGAAACATGGTATTGCTTGCAGTTTCCTTTTTTGGTGGTTTCTATTTGGCAAACACAGAGGTTGTTAATGGTTTGATTGGCCAATGGATCTCTACAGAAAATGTTGGAGTTGTGACACTATTTGTGGCATATTTTTTCAAACAGTTGATGCAAAACAACACAAAATAATTTTATAGCCTTTATTTGAAAACTATGCAATATACAACAGTCGAAAGATTAAAAACATACCTTTGATTGGCAGTGGATACAGAGCAAGACAGCCTCTTGGATCTTGTGATCAAAAGATGTACTCAACAATTTGACAAATACTTGAGCAGAAATCTCCAAACAACACTATACACAGAGTATGTGAGTGTCGATGGTGACAGTCTTTTAATTGTTGATAAATGACCAGTCAAGAGCATTGTTGCTCTCAAGTATGATGATGAAAATGGTGCAACAATAGCACACAAGAGGATTGATGGAAACATCATATATCTCACAGGTGAGTATGATGGCACAATATACATCGAATACAATGGTTGATATGATACCATTGATGACATCATGGATGTTGAGCAAGCATGCTTGGAGAGTTGCAAGGACCTTTGGGACAACACACCAGCATCATGAAATGAGGCCAACATCAAGTCAAAACAGATTGAGACACTTTCAAAATCATACTTTTCAAAAGATGAGATGGCAGGTGGGATCAGTGTGTCTTTTCGTGAGACTTTGGACAATTACAAAATTTTTAATCCTATGATCATATAATTATGCCAAAAAGTTTGTTGAGCAGTTTTGCAAATGATTTCAACAGAACCATCAGTGTATGGCCAAGAGTTGAAAACAAAAACAGTATTTGAGAGATGATGATGACATGGCCAACAGCCAGCACATCCAATATCAAGTGCCTTTTGTTGTTGAGATCAGAGCAATACAACAAATGGATCAGAGAGCAAATTGAGTACATAAAAACCAGCCACAAAATAAGATTGGATTTTGAGCCAACAATTACAGAGTGAGACAAGATCCAGGATGACTTTGGTGTTTGGTATGATGTCAAGTTTGTGATCTCCACTCCATGATTTGATGGTTTTGATGATCATTTGCTTGTTTTATGTGATATAATCAAATAAAAACATGACAAAAATGACAATTGAGCAATCAGTGCTTGACAATGCAATGGAGGCATCTTTGATAGATACAGTGTTGATGGTTGAGGAGGAAATCTTGAAAATAACACCAAGAGATCCAGCAAGACCACCAGTGGATCCAACCAGGAGAGTGACATGAGATCTCAAGAGGTCAATTGGCCACCAACAGAACTCAAAGTTTGAATTTGTCATTGGTACAAGACAAGGAGAGGCAGAGTATTGAAAGTATTTGGAATTTGGGACACCAAGAATGGCACCAAGATCATTTTTGAGACAAGGAATACTTGACAGCAAGGACAAAGCATTGAAACACTTTGCAAAAGTATTCAAACAAGCCATCCAATAAATAGACATTGAAAAAAAACTTTATTCTTTAATAATAGACACTATGATCAATGTAAAACAATTTGTGTACAGCAAATTGCATGCAGATGCAACATTATCATCACTGGTTGGAAATAGGATATTTCCACAGATCATGCCACAGGACAACAAAGTGTGGCCAATCGTGATATACTCCAGGATCTCACCAGGAAAAATGGATCTCAAAGGCATCAGAAACGAGTATTTTCAAGTTTCGGTGTGGTGAAAGCAGATTGTTGAAAATGAGACTATCATGGGTGTGATTGCATCATTATTCAATGGTTTGAAAGAACCACCAGTGAAACTTTGTGATGTGCAAAGAGTTGATGAGAGCTTTGATCCAGAAACACAAACATTTGGCAATCATGTCACTGTACACATAAAAATTTTTGATCACAACATGTAATAATCTTTATTTTTAAATATCTACCACTATGCAAAACAGTGTACAAAAAGTGAAGTCAGTGAGATTTGGGAGTGGTATACTCTCAATGTCCACAGATGGAGGATCTACATGGATCAATCTTGGTGCTTTGAAAGATGCAACACTCAATGTGACAAAGTCAATTATTGAATTTGTTGTTGATAATGCAAAATTGCCACCAAAAGTCAAAATCGACGAGGCGGTTTTTTCAGCTAACCTATATGAAGTTGTTTTGGAAAACCTACAATTGATTGATGGGATAGCAACATATAGTACAGTCGATGGAACACCAGTGACAATCACAGCAGAAGCTCACGGGACTGGTTGGGTCGTTAGTACACCATTAAAACTTACTAACAAAAACGGCGATAATACGAGTGTTACGTCAATTGTGGTAAAGTCTTGAGCAACAACACTTACACTCGGCACAGACTACACAGTATTTATACAAGCTGGATACACTTACATCATGCCAATACAGGCAAATGCAGGAGTAATCACGGTTGGGTATTCTTATACACCACTTGCAAGCAAGCAACAGCTATACAAAGACATCGTAAAAACACTTGCGACAAATCGTTTCAAGTTTGTCAATGTTGATGAGGATTGAAAAGAATTTGGAGTAGAATTTTACGAGTGATTTAATAGAGCTGGATTAGAGGCTACGTTTTTGCCAGACAATACAACAGATGACGCTCTCAATATACCAATGGAAATCAAAGCATTCCCAGTGGCAGGATCTCAAAATCTTTTTCGTATTTTTGATGAACAAGACGTACAATAAAAAGACATTGAGTAATACACAAGAAAACCTACTACTATGGTAGGTTTTTTTATATATTGAAACTAATATATGGCAATATACAACTTGGATCAAAATGAGGAAATAGACACCATGACAATCAATGGTGTGCCATACGAGGTTGGAGACATACCAGTGAGGATTATTGAGAAAATTATGACAATCAAGACTGGTTTTTTCAGAAAGGATTTGGAAGTACAATGGATACCAATTTGCAAGGAGGTCTTGGAGTTGAGAAACAAACAAGTTGATCTCACAAACTTCACAAGAGAGAAACTTTTTGCATTTATACAATATATACAATGAAAAATCCAAAGATGACAAATTTGATAAGACAAAAACATTGCTTTCTATATCATGGACAGACCTTTGATTGTTTTGATCTCTCTTTGGAGGACTTCTTGTTGATCAATATTGATCAAGACTTAGGATACAAAAAGATCTTGCAAGAATGCAACGAGGAATTGCCAACACTCAACGAAAGACAACAGAAAGAATTTTTAAGGATTATCTTTTGAGGCGAGATTGAAAAGCAAGAAGTGATTGAGCAACTCACAGAAACTCAAAAGAAACTCCAGGATGCAAAGAAAAGCAAGAAAACAGACAAGCAAAAAAATGAGGTTGATGATATGTTGCATGATTGGCATATTATAGAATGACAAATGATGCACTTTCTACACCAACCATTAAGCGAGATGAGAAAGCGACCATATAGGTATTTCATGGAAACATACAAGGATATGGCGATTTGTACGGGGGCAAAAGAATACAACAAAAACAGAAATTCGCAAATACCAGACAAGAAGTGATTCAAAAGCGAGTTTGGTGATATGTACAATAAGAAATAAATTTATTTTATAAAAAATAATAATATGGCAAATATTGGTGAGCTTTCAGTGGGAGTCAAAGTCGATCAATGATCCCTCAACACAGCAACAAAGAAAATCAAAGATGACTTTTCAAAAACTGGTGATAGTGTTGAAAAAGACATGATAAATAGTGCCAAAAAAGGCGCAGGAGGTATCAAAAATGCATTTTCTGGAATTTGAGACATCATAGCAGGAGCTTTGAGTGTTGGCGCAATCATAGGGTTTTGAAAAAAATTGCTTGGTTTGTGATCAGATCTTGAGGAGGTTTCGTCAAAGTTTGATGTTGTTTTCAAATGATCTCAACAGCTCAAAGATGAGTTTCAAAAAATGTCAATTGCCACCAATAGATCTAATCTGGACTTGATTACTTTCTGATCATCAGTTGGAAATGTGCTTGCACCATTGGGGCTTGCTCAAGAGGAGGTTGATGGTATGTCAGTTTGATTGACAAAGTTGGCCATTGATGTTGCCAGTTTCAACAATGTTTCAGATGATCAAGCAGTAAAAGCGTTTACGTCAGCACTGAGCGGTGAAAGAGAGGCGTTGAAATCACTCGGTATCGTGATCAGTGAAGCAGACGTACAAAACAAAGTATACTCTCTTTGACTGGCGGAGCAAGGGGCAGAACTTACAAAAGCACAAAAAGCACTTGCGACTTATCAACTCTTGATTGATAATACTTCAAATTCACATGGTGACGCAGTAAGAACCAGTGCATCCTTTGCTAATCAATTGAAATGATTGCAAGGTGCTATCAAAGATGTGTTTGCAAATGCAGGGCAATGAGTAGCAAACGAGACCGCAGGATTGCTTAAAAAAATCACAGTATTTGTAAGTAGTTATGGAAAAGGGATCGTTGACAGCATAGTTTTCACAGGCAAGATGATTTGATCAGTGATTGGAGATCTCTTGGGTACTTTTTGAGATCTTTTCTCTTTTATCACTGGAGGGACAAATGAAAACACAGATAATATTAGTACGTTTGCAATGGTTTTCATGAGGCTGGTGCAGGGCTTTGGTATTGGTGTGAAATTCATTGCAGTGATCATTAAAAACCTTGTTGATGTGATAGCGGTTGAACTTGCATTGATTATTGAGTATTTTATGGCAACATATAACGCTATTGTCACTGGGCGATCGATAGTCAAGACAGCCTTTGTTGGTACTCTCAAAACTATCCTTGATAGCGTAGTACTTGGGTCAGAATTGATTGCAGAAGTGTTTGTTGGTATGGCAGAAGCTATTGTTTGAGTTTTCAAAGGGATTGCAGATAATGTTGGTGTTGCGGTCAAAAAGGCAGGAAATCTTGCCATCAAAGGGCTTAATAAGGTGATTGATGCAGTCAATAAATTGCCAGGAGTAAACCTGGACAGATTGGTTGATTTTGGTGATGCAGGTTTCAAATCTTTTGAGCTTGGGATTTCCAAAAATATGAGTTCTATTAGTGCAAAGTTTGATGCTTTTTGATCAAAGGTTTCCAATAATTATGCAGGGATCAGTGGTGATCTTGCAAGCATATCATCATGATTTGCTAATGCAACAGCCAATGTGAGTGCAGTGACATCACAGGCAGTGGCCAACATGTGAAATGATTGGGGTGAGCTTGCAACAGATATTGAGACAAGCAACAACCAGATCAATAAATCACTGGACGAATGAGCAAGCAAATCAAAAGAAAATGCAGACCTATACGACAGTTGATATTTTAGTATATTAGACAACTTGGATAAATACAAAGGTAGCGTTGACGAGGCGACAGGCAAAACAGGCAAGCAAGGAGATGTTGCAAAGGATACGATGAGCAAAATAAAAAAACTTTATACAGATTGGGAGAAAAAAGTTGATGATATCAATAAAGCATCACAAAAACTATCAGAGGACACGCAGAAATATAATCAATCAATTGAGGACAGCATCAGATCTCTAACAAAAGAGCTTGAAAACGCAACAACAGAATATGATAATTTTGTCACAGCTACAACTCAGTCGGCGGGGGTAGATCTTGCAGATCGTGGTATTGACGTCAGTCAAGAGTTGCTTGATAACCAAAATGATATTGCAGATCTCAAAGCAAAAGTCCTCACAGATGCACAAGATGAGATTGACAGACAAAAGGAGTTGTTGGAGCTTGAAAAAGAGAGGACAGCACTTTTGAAAGAGCAAACATTTATCAATGCAAACACAACAGAAGACCAAAGGTCAGAAGCCTCAAGGATTGCATCACTTTCAGATGCAGAAAAGATCAAAGAGGATGCAGACACAGAAATAGCAGAGCAGGCAAAAGTATTTGAAGCAGAAAAAGCAAGGATTGAGAGCCTACAAAAAATAAATAAGGTGTTCTTGGATCTCAAATCATTGGATCAAAAGGAGTACGACGCACTCCTTGCAAGCGACAAATTGCTAGCGATGACGGCAGAGGAGCAGGAATTGATATTGAAACTCGCAAGAGAGAAATTAGAACAGACATTGCAGAAAGAGGCACTCATCCAGATGCAAAAAGAAGTACACGACGCAACGGTGAATTTATCAAACAGCTCAACAGCAGTACAGCAAGCAAATATCAATACTCTCAAATGAGAATACGCAACATTGATATCGCAGATCAACAGTGCTATCCAGAGACAAATGACACTCAATGCATTGAGATCATCAAGAGGTTTTGCCAGTGGATGATATACATGACAAGGTGGCACAAATGAGGTTGCTTGAGTGGTCCACAAAGGCGAGCGGGTAGCACCAAAGCGGATGGTCAACAGTATGAAGCCACTATTTGATAATCTGGAGAGTGCAAGAGGGAAAGGATTTGCAGATGGATGATATACCAACACGACAAACAAAAGTCAGACAAACAACGTGACGGTCAACAATAGCATGGATCTGAGAGGCTTTCTTGATTATGCAAAATGGAAAATGTAAACTTTATATTTTAAAATGTCAACACTATGATTTGAAAAGATTTCACCTACAAAGGGCAATTTATCTCGACAGCTACTGGAGATTTCAGAGTTTGACTGAGCGTGGTGCAATGGAAAACACTTGATGTCAGTGATGAGCAAGCCAATGTGCAAGGGTATCATGGCATCAAACTATCACCAACCTTTGCCAGAGGTCGCAGGATCACACTGGAGGGCATAATTATTGCAGATGATCATGTTTGATCAAGCAAGGCAATTGACTACTTAGAGACACTATTTGCATTGCAAGGAGTCCCAAGTGTTGTTGAGATGTTACCTTTTACAGTCACAGATGAACAAGACAGGATCTGGCAAATAGAAGCGAAAATCAAAGAGCCAGTCTCAATCGAGATCCCAGACGATGACTTTTTGCAGTGATCATCCAGGAGATGGAGGGTTGTTTTGCAGAGCGAAGATCCAAGATATTTTAGCCAAACAGAGTCGACAGTTATGTGATCAGAGTGATACTTTTGAGGTGTGAAGTTCCCCGTGAAATTCGGTGTCCCTTTTAATGAGGAATACAACGAGATACAAGTAATCACAACAGGGACAATTGAGGCACCAATCAAAGTGCAACTTGATATTTTGTGACAAGTACAATCACCTCTCTCAATAAAAAACCTCACAAATGGTACTTTCTTTGATCTTGATATTGATGCGATACCTTGAGATGTCATAATCGTAAATGGTAAAACAAAGACAGCGACAAAGAATTGAGTAAATATCCTTGCACAAAGATTGCCAGGATCCACATGGCCAAAGGTCAAAAATACTACAATATACCAGATCTATGATCAAGAGGGTTGATTGTTTGAGAGTGACTTTGATGTGACAATCACTTTCAATGATGTATTGCTTTAAAATATAACTTTTCAAACCATGTACATTGCATATATTTATGATATAAATGACACTATTGTTGCACAGATTGATGAGATCTTGGATTTTGAGGTCACAAACAAGATCAATGGAATTTCAACAGCATCCTGGAGTCTATATCATACAAACGAGTATTGCACCAGAGAATATGTCAAAGAATATAGGAGAGTAAAAATCAATCTCAAGCAATGAAACACAGAGAAAACCATGTTTGATTGAGTGATCAGATGATTTGATGCAGATATTACAAAAACAACCATCAAGTGTGAGAGTTTTGAGCATTATTTTGAGAGGAGATTGCTTGGTCAAGATTACACACTTAATGACTCTATCAATAACATCCTTACAGATATACTTGTTGACATAAACAATACGTTTCAAACAAACATTGTTTTGGATTGCTTGGTTCTGGTGACAACATCAAAAGAATACAAAAGAGGTGAAACATATTTGAAAGTATTGCAGGACATGGCAGGGCTTTGATATGAGTTTCTTATTATTGAAAAGATCTTGTATTTCAAAGAAACAGTTGGAATTGATAGGACCACAGGAGTTGACTTTTTACAATATAAATATGATATAAACGAGCCAGATGACAGATCAATTGATAATGTGAAAATGTCAGTTGATGGAAAAGATTTGGCTAATGGTGTGCTTGCAAAATCAGATACAGGGTATACATATTTGCAGGATGCAACAAGTATCACAGAGTTTTGATTGCTTGAGGCAAGTTTTTCCAATAGTTGAGATGATGCAAATGGATCACAAACATATTTGGATGATCACAAAGCAAGTTTGAGTGAGTTTGATGTTAATGTGATCTCTCAAGATTTCTTTGAGGTATGATTGTGAGATCTTGTGAGTGTATACATATTTGTTGGAAATGACATATTGTTTTTTGATGGATCCATGAAAGTGATACAAAAGAAGTATACAGCATGAGATTTGCCAAAAATACAGTACAAATTGTGAGTGTCTATTGTGAAAAGCAAAGATTTTATTGAGCAGTTTGTGGAGATCCAACAAAGAGTAAAAACAATTGAGTTGCAATAAAAGACATTGAGTAAAACAGGCTTTGAATTACTATGCAAGTATAAATAATTTTAAATTTTAAAACCACCAGATATGCAAAGAATTTGACTTTTAAATGGAAACAATATCACATATGACAAAGACAACACAGCAGGTCTTTTGGCAAGTTTGTTGCCTGGTATTATTTCATGATTTTGAGTGACAGGATCTGGTGCAGGTGCAACCATCAATGCAGGTCAAGCACTCATTGAGTGTACAAGATCCAATGGTGAGAAAATCATGGTATTTTTTGAAAATACAGCAGATGTTGCAGTTGATATGAGTGGGACAAAAAAAGTGTACATTGCAGTAGATCAAGCTAAGATTGATGATGGATCAAGCAATGCAGAAAATGGAACATGAGTGGCACAGATCACAACAGATCCAACAGCATATCCAGCAAGCAATTTCATTGCATTGTATAGTGTGGAAAGTGGGACACCAACAGATGCAAGAGTTGCAGTGAAAAGCAAACTTGTGAGATCTGGTTTGACACCATACAGACTTTGTATTGTTGATCAAGGTGGAAATGAGACATTTTTAGCCTTTGGTGCCAATGGTGAGGCTCTTGTTTCTGGTGGTCCATCAGTGATACCATCATGGCAATCTCCATCAGTGAGCATTGTTTGATTGACAGAGAAAACATCACTGGTTGATGGTGATTTGATTATTTTGAGTGATAGTGAAGAAAGTTGAGCAAATAAGAAATGAAAAATGAGCAAGATAGTTGATTTTGCAAAAAATAATTTCTTTGATAAACCTTTATTGTACACTTGATCTTGAGGTGATTGAAATTTGACAGTCACAACAGGGACAACAAGTTTAAACCCAAACTCAATATATGAGTATGATAATGTGACAATAACATGATGAACATTGACAACAAATGGTTTGACAGATAATTGATCATTGTTGATATTGTTGGTAAAATGAACATTTACAATGTCATGATGATTAATAAATATGAATTTATTGTGATGAAGTCAAAATAAGGCAGAAAATAGAATATCACCAGTTTGGTTTTGAAGATCATTTTTAACAGCAAGATGATCACAAGCATGACAACAAGCATGATTTCCAGTTTCTTGAGCAACATATAAACAGCTTTTTTGAAATATCACTTGTTGATCTTGAGGTTGTTGAGCAGATGATTGATATGGTTGATCATATATAACAACTTGAGGGAGATGAGGTGGTTGAATTATTATAATTGCAACAAAAATAAATATCACTTGAGGTACAATCACAGCAAATTGAGGTGTTTGAGTTGTACAATGATCATATTGATCTGGTTGATCTTGAGGTTGAGCATGATGAGCTATTTGTTTATATTCCTTAAATAAATCTACATTTCAATGATACACAATCACAGCAAATTGAGGTGTTTGATTGCCAGGAGTAAACAGATGGTGATATGATAATTCATACACATGAGGAGGTTGAGGTAGTAATTACAATGTTTGAGGTGCTTGAAGTAATCCTTGACCAGCAAATGTAGCATCAGCACCTTGAGGTGCTTGATCAACTGGAAAATGATTTTGAATTGTATCAGATGGTGGGGATTGAGGGGCTTGAGGTGCTTGAGTATGACCAGTATCTTGAAAAATAAGTGCATGATCTTGAGGAGGTTGAGCATGATGAGACTTTTATTTCTTTTTATAAAAAAATGTTTGCAATAATAAAAAACAAAGAAATCATTTGATTTTCAGATGTGAAAGTCACAGAGGAAAACATGGTTTTTGATAAAATAATTGAGTGATCTTTTGATACACAAAAAAAATATATTTTTATTGATGATAAAATAATTGATACATCACAAATTGATAAGAAATCAGAACTTATTGAAAAAGCAAGAGATCTTGCAAAGCAGTGAGAGGATTTGAGGATAAAATATTTGAGTGTTGATCTTTTGCCAGATAGTGAAAGCAAAACAGAAAAATTGCAGATACTACATGAGAGAGGACAAAGTGTTTTGTGAGAATACTTGCAACTTGAGTGAGAGATGATTGCAGAGTATGGAATGGAGATTTTACAAGATCTTGTATAAAAAATATGATACCAGATGAAATCAATGGATGTGGTGGCAAATGATCAAATTTCAAACCACCATATCACATCATGTTTGAGGCATCTTGCAACATCCATGATGACTACTACAACAAAGGAGGAAATGAGATTGACAGGAAAATTGCAGATGTATACTTGTTTGAGTATATGAAACAAGACATCAAAAAATTGCCAGTGATCAAACAGCCATACTTTTACATGTGGGTCTTACTTTACTATTGGGCAGTGAGGATCTATGGCACAAAATATTTTTACTATAAAAAAAAATAACACCATGCAAATCAAACAACATCTCCAAACAAAAAGCAAATCAGCAGGAACAAACACTTGTGAGTTTTTCATTTTGCACCACACAGGGACAAAAGAAAACACCATCAAAGGAAATATCAATCATCTCACAACCAGTGGCAAAGCATCAGTGCATTATATAGTGGACACCAATGGTGATTTGTACAAGATTTGAGAAGACAAAGACATCCTTTGGCATGCAGGGACCAGCACTTGGAAAACAAAAGAAAATCTCAACAGATTTGCAATTGGAGTGGAGATTATTGGACCATTGAGTGATGGAGGTTTCACAGATGCTCAAAGAGCAACAGTGTCATGATTGATCCAGGAGATTTGCAAAAAATACAGCATACCAAAAGAGAATGTCTTGAGACATGCAGATCTCACAAATGCAGGATCCTCAAGAGGTGTACTTTGGGATGGTAAAAGCTCAAGCAGGAAAGTTGATGTTGCATCCACATTTTGGAACAACAAACACAAAACATTTGAGGAATACAGAAACTCTTTATTTTCAACCAATATACCAATGACAGCACCAAGCAAATACACAGGGATCATGGAAAGTGTGATCAAAGAGACATGATTTGATCCAATCTTTGAGAAACATGATGGAGACAAACCATTGACAGAGCAAGAGACAAAAGAACTCATTGAGATCTCTTTGGCAAGGTTTTTCCAAAGACTATCAAGCAAGAAATAAAAAGGCACAACAAAGCACAAGACCACTCAATTTGGGTGGTTTTTTTGTATCATGAAAAAAAGAAAGTATAAAAAAACTATAAAAATACTTGCAAAATAAAAAGAAATCAATATACTCTCTTTGTGATTGTATCACATCTTTATTACTTATATTTATAGTACCATGCAGATCAAAATGTTTAGGCCAACAGATCACAAGGTGAAAGCCTTGATCTATGGAGCCAGTGGGGCAGGAAAAACAGTATTTGGAGGAACGGCACCAAAGCCAATCTTTGCAAGTGCAGAAAGTGGGTTGTTGTCTCTTTGAGAAAAAGAGGTGCCATTTGTTGAAATCAAGACCATCAAAGATCTTGAGGAACTTTTGGCATTTTTACAAAAAGCAGACCACAATTTTGAAACAGTGATAATTGACAGTATCACAGAAGTCAACGACATTATCAAACAAGAGATTGAAAAGAAAACGGGTAAACCAATGCAATTGAATGACTGGTGAACTTTGAGCAAAAAAATCAAAGATCTCTTGAGAGCTTTTCGTGATTTACCAATGCACACTCTTTTGATCTCACAAGAGACAATAGAGAGAGACGGTGACACCATCACAAAAATCCTCCCGTCACTTAATGGAAAAAGCTCAACAGAGATTGCTAGTTTTATGGATGTTGTATGATATATTTATATAGACAAGACAGGGGAGAGAAAAATCATGACGTCATCAGATCCAAGATTCATCACAAAAGATAGATCCAACAAAATTGGAAATGGTACAGATGCAGATTTTGGAGTTTGGGTTGAAAAAGTAAAAGCAATAAAAATTGGAGATCAAAAAGTTGTCCATGATGATGCAATTGTACAAGATGAGAAACCACAGGATGATCAACCAGTTGCACCAGTGGACAAAGTGCCAACAACAACAATTGAAACACCAAAGGAGGCAGAAACTCAACCAATACAAGCCAATCCAGTCACTCCAACAAGATTGCCAGCCAATAAAGTGAAACAAGTGCAGATAAAATGGAGAGAATTTGCAGAAAAGAACACCTGGAACACCACAGACAGTGGCACCAAGAGAAAAGCAACAATGCAAAAATATTATGGTGTGACAAGTGCCAATGATCTCACAGTGGATCAAGCAGATGATTTTGTACAAAGAATTGACCAGGCAATCAAAAAGTAATTGCCAAACATATATTTTTTATTATTTTTTAAACTTTCACAACCATGACACAACCAACAACAGAAAACACCAGAGAACTTTTGCAGGGATCTGGTATTGAGTACCTTTCATTTTCAAGCATGAAAGAGTTGAGAAACAATGAGACTTTGTTTTTCAAAAAATACATTAACTATGAATTTGACAACAACATCTGGACAAGCACAATAATTGGAAAGTCTTGCCATGAAGCAATTGAGATGTTTTATTGAGAGTGAGAAAATTTTTATTTATATGAAACAGAGCCAGAAGTAGTCAAACAAAAGATCATAAAGTTTGGCCAAGATTATGCAAAAGAGCAATACATTGAGAAAAACCAAAAGCCAAGTGATTTTTGGAATACAAAAACAATGATTGCTTTTGGATGATTTGAGGACTTGAGAAAACTTGTGGATGAGTACAAAACACAGGCAATCAAAGATCTCAAAGATGCATGAGAACTTGAGACAGCCAACAAAGCTCTTGAGGCAATTGGTGCAAAGATCCAAAAAGTGATTAAAAAGCACAAGAAAAAAGATGGGTGATTGGATGATTTCATCAAGTGGTGAGCAACTGGAGACATTGACAAGATCATGGATGGTATACAAAAAGGGATGTCAAATTGGTTTGCTCTTGTATATCCAAAAATCAAATGATGGAAACTCATTGCCACAGAGTACAACACAACCAGTGATGTTGTAGATCTCCAATGAGAGATCCTGGACTTGCCAGTCAAGATCATTATTGATGCAGTCTTTGAGGATGAAAATGGTGAGCATATCATTGTTGATTGGAAATTTAAAGGACAATTGACAGATGATGAGGCAATCAAACCAGATTATGACATGCAAGGTGCAACATATTTCTTTGGGTTGATGAGTGCAATGAATATTATTGCAAAAAAAGCTGTTTTCATAGAGATACAACCAATAGAGGCAAAAGCACCATACATGCAACAAGCAGAATTGAGAGACCTTTGTAAAACTAATGAGATTGATCGAGAAAATGGAAATAATGGAAAATGGATGACAAACGGATTGATGCAAGATGAATTGACAAAAAAGGGAGTCATTCAATTAAAACCAGTGATCAATGAGTATGTAATTGATTTCACAGAAAAAGTATATTTGCTTGAGATGTGGACTGTATGGTATAAACAAACAATCAATAGACTATTCCAGTTACTTGTGATTGGTGATGATTTTATACCCAATATATTTGATGGTAACTTTGGAGGTGGTGTCATAGCATATCAAGAATGGATGAAAGATTTTTTACCAGTAAGCGAAATACCAGAGTTTACAGATGCAGACGCAGTCGATCTATAACATTATTTTATTATAATGGTAGGAGTCATCAGAAATAGTGCAGTCTTTTTTATTGCTTTTTTATAGCAAAAAAGTAAAATCAGAAAACAAAGGGTGGCATTTTTGCGATCAATAGCGATCATGAATACCTTGCAGGATGCCACCTCTTGCAAGGTTTTTTATTTGATAATTTACAACACCATGCCAAAGTTGAAAATCACAAACAGATTTTGAGTAATACCAAACAAGTTGCTCAATGATCCAATCATCTCTTGGAAAGCCAAGTGACTTTTTGGGTATTTACAGAGCAAACCAGATGATTGGGACTTTGCAGTCAAGAGAATTTGCAAGGAATCCAGCGATTGAGAAAAGGCCACAATTTCTGGTATAAAAGAACTTGAAAAAGCAGGGTATTTGAAAAGGAAAAAGTATCAGAACGAGCTTTGACATTGGGATATTGAATACATTTTGTATGATACGCCTACTGCCTATAATAGGCAACAGGAAACAAACACCGTTGCCTATAATCCGGTTGCCGATAATCCGGTTGCCGATAATAGGCAAACAAAGAAAGAAAGAAATACAAAGAAAGAAATACAAAACAATAAATATATAAGTAACGAAAAAATCAATCAAAAATTTTCTTTGTTTTTAGAGCATAGGAAACAGATGAAAAAACCAATGACGAATATTGCAATATGTCAAGCAACAGAAAAAGTGGAATGATGGTTGAAAAAATACAGTGTTGATCAAATTGATTTTATCATTAGCAAATCCATTGAGAACTCTTGGCAAGGATTGTTTGATGATTGCCTCAAAAATTATGGCAAGCATCAGAAACAGCCTCAAGCATATCAAAAGGAAACAGCCAGAAAAGAGTTTGCATTTTAGCTTTTAAAAAACAATACCATGCCAAAAAATACAGAAAAATTTGATTTTGGATCCTATGATTTCAAAAGATCCATGCTCTTTTGTGGTCCAACAGGGACAGGCAAGACATACAAAGCCACAGCACTCTTGCAAGAGTATGTGGATGCAAAGGAGGAAAAACACAAACTTGATACATATTGCATCTCAGATGGATTTTTCAAACAGATGGTGAAAAGCAACATGATGATATTGAGGAAACCAGATGAGTGGCAATCACCAATCACAGCTTTTCCACTGGAGGTGATGTTGAGATGCCAGATCCTTTTGTACGATGATGTTTGAGTGAGTGATACATCAGATGCATACTTGAGAGATTTGACCTTTGTTTTGGATGAGAGGATCAAGAGATGATTGGTGACCATATACACAACAAACCTCACAAAGGATGAGTTGCAAAAAAAGCTTAATGAGAGGATTGTGAGCCGTATGCTATACAATACAGATGTGGTTGTTTTCAAAGGTGATGATTTGAGGTTGAAAACAACACAATACTTTGATGCATAGGATATGGAGGATTTCACACCAGAGGATCTTGATTGGATTAATAATCCTTTTGATCAATCAGATCTGGAATATATTGAGAAAATGAAACAATAAAAAAAAGAGGGGCTTTGGGGCCTCTCTTTCTTTAGTATGCAAATCTCTGCAACCTGAAAATTTACAATACCATGCAGAAAGAATATATCTAATTTCCAACAAAATGCAAGTTTATTTTACATAAAAAGTGACTATTTAAATACCTTTTGATTATTGTTGTAAAAAAAGTATAAAAAAACTATAAAAAACTTGCAAAATAAAAAGAAATCAGTATACTTTCCATGTTGATCAAGTATGCAAATGCAAATCCTTGTGAAACATCTTTATTTTTAACTTACATTACCATGCAAAATGTAGTTTACACAATGGATCAAAAGATCCAAACAGTGCAAGAGCTTGTGGATGCTCTTTGAAAAAACACCACAGTGACAGAGGAAAACCACTTGTGGGCCTTTTTCAATGTTTTTGGTACAATGATTGATGAGCTTGCTTTTGACAAGACAAAGAAGTGAGAACATGTTCCAAATCACAGGTTTGCACAATTCATCCACTTTGAGTTTTTGCCACAGTATTCTAAAATGCTTGGGTTTGATCTCAAACCATATCAAGCAGATGCCAGAGACAGGATAAAGTGAAACCTCAATCTTTAATCTTTAAACAAAAAACACTATGTCAGAGCTTTTCTTTGTACTCTCAATGATTATTGCACAACCTTTCATGACACCATGAGTTGTTATCCAGGATCATGTAAGAGAGATAGCCAAAACAGTTTCAATCATGCAACAAGTACAACCAGATTTCCTCACAGGATGCAAAATAGACCAGATTGTTTGATTGACCACATCAGTGGTTGTTATCAAGTGAAAATGTCCAGCAGGAGAAAAAATGCAGGATGTGAGAGTTGGGATTGACTACAAAAACCACCTTTGGATGAGAAAATGGCATACACAAGAGAGTTGGAACTAAAAACCTTTTTATACCACAACCACTAAAAACCATGCTAAAAACAAGACTTGAAATGGCAAAGGAGGTTATCGATTCATATAATCAAGCATATATGCAATGAGAGACAATGGATCATATACAAGAGTGGATTATAGATCAGATCAAAGTACAAAAAAAGCAATCAAGTATCACTATTGATGATGATGGTTTAGTTACAGATCTTGAAAGATGAGAAACGCCAGTATGTGATTGTTGTTGATCTCAAACACAATATATAAAAGTGTCGTTTTCTCAATCTTTTATCCCTATTTTGCAAAAGGTGCTTTTGCATTGTGTTAGTCATAAGATAAAAACTTCAGAGCATATCAACTTGGTAAGTATTAGAGATTTGCCACTATCTCATACAGAATACACAATCATGAATAAGATCTCTAACTTTGGACTTTTATATAGAGAAACGATTGACGGTAAAAAGATCAAGAGGGGGATATATTGAGTGCCACAAAAAAGAATCTTTGATTTTCTTAGTTGATCCTGGAGTGTCGCACAATACTACTTAGTAAAGTCAACGACTGGCGAAAGGGTTCTAAGCAAAGCAAGAGTAACAATTGATCTGATCCAATCAGATCAATTGTTTATTGACTACAAAACAAATCAGCTACCAAAATATGTTGATTATATTTTATTTGATAACGTCCAGAAGTCATAACAGAAAGACACAAAATACTGACATTATACATAAGAGATTATACACAGATTAGACGCAAGTTGGATAGTAGGCATGTAGCATCCTCAGTAATCCTTAGGATGCAATCATGGTTGTTGTTGCAGTCAGTAGAAAACAAAAATAAAATGAATTTTATTGAAAGACTAAAAAGGGATTATGCTCTAAGAGGCAAAGACCTAAAAGAAGATTTAGAAAAAGCTGAAAATCCTCAAGCTATAATCGAGGAAATCAAAAAACTAGAAAAACGTATAGAAAAACTATGAACAACAAAACAGAAAAACACCACGTCATACCAATATCGTTACACGGTTGGGACGTTAGAGAAAACATCGTTGTAGTGACAAAAGAACAGCATGCTCATATTCATCGGACATTGAATGTTCATTATAACTACATACGTGGGTTCAAAAAGAAAACAAATCACAAGCTATTTTTTGACAAAGACTATTTCATAGATTTGAGGATTCTTCATGTGGAGTATTTCAAAAGAATAGAATTGTTGCCTAGTGATCTAATTAACAAGCAAACATTATCAATGTATTCCCAGATTTCTTATATAGAAGGAATGTATGGAGTACTGAGGTCAACAAAGATTAAAAGAGTTGGTACTAATTTTTCTTTCGCATTACATCTGTATCATGATGTCTTGTATAAAGCGGTTATCTACCAATCAAACAAGTAACAAAAACAGGGGGTATTTTATTTAAGTACCCCCTTTCTTAATTTATCATCTACAATATCCCAAAATATGTTGATTATATTTTATTTTCACATTTTGATCATGACAGTACCAGTCGAGGATGTTGAAACAGAAAGCCTTGCACAATGGTTGAGGCTTTCAAAATACAAGTTTGCTCACATAGGTAATGAAAGTGGACAAAGAGGGACAAAAAACATCATTGCCATGATGGCCAAAAAAAAGAGGATGTGAGTGTCTCCATGATTTCCAGACTTTTGCATTGTACTCAAAAGGTGATCTTTGCTTTTTATTGAGTTGAAAAGGCAGAGGAAAAAAAATAAAAATTGAGAGCTTTGAGCATCACCATCAGTGGTTAGTGCTGAGCAAAAAGAACGGGTTGCGACACTTTCACAAATCCACAATGCAATGGCGTGTATTGCTTATGGTTGGAGAGAGGCAATGGATCAGATACTTTATTTTGAAAATCTATAATCACCATGACAAAAAAAACAGCACCACAATCACAAGTTGAGGCATCACCAGAGGATCTGGCATATACAGAGTTTGTATGGCAACAGGCAGGTGAAACAGATATGTACAAGACAATTTTGTATGATCTCATATTTGATGCAAAAAATGCACACAGAGTAAAAAGCATCACAGCAAAAAATGCAGATGACTTTGCAAGAGTAGAGATTGGCACAAATTTCCTTTGAAAATATATTGTCCAACTGGTCAATGATGTGATTTCATTTGTTTGAGAGGAACACGGACGAGAGGAAAGCGAGGATGAGATAAGAGAAAAAATATGACTCGAGTTATTGAAAAGATTTGATAAAAACTCTTTATTTTTTCAACAAGAAAACGCATGAGATACAAAATAGTTGATACAGGGGTATCGTTTGACGCACACAGAAGAGCGGTAAGCGTGGATATCATAAAAAGACCTTTTTTCTTTTGGATGAAACAAAAACCAATGATGTATAAAGTGTTTTTTGATCTCTATGATTTCAAAGTTACGCACAAGGTATATAATGGATATGCGACAATTGATAAAGACTGGATCAATCTCGGTTACAAAAACAGAAATCAGATCAAGAATTTATTGATCAAACATTTTGCAGGAGACTACACAATTGGTAACTTTTGCAACACTATAAAAAAACTATAAAAAACCTTGCAAAATAAAAATAAATTAGTATACTCTCTTTGTGATTGTATCACATCTTTATTTCTTATATTTATATACCATGCAATTTAATAAGACACGAGATCAAATGAATATCGTTGAAAAATTATCTTGTGCTAAATTCTTCCAAGAAGAAGCACTCAAAGACGAAAGCCGAAGAATCAGAAGAGAGGCGTATAAACTTCTTTGATACACAAAAGAAGCACTCAAAGATTACAATCCTAAGACCAGAACAGAGGCATATAGAATGTTATGATACACAAAAGAAGCTCTCAAAGATGACGACCGAAGAATCAGAAGAGAAGCATATAGAGTGTTATGATACACAAAAGAAGCACTCAAAGATAAAGATTCTGACATCAGAAGAGAAGCATATAGAATGTTATGATTTACCAAAGAAGCACTCGAAGATAAAGATTCTGACATCAGAACAGAGGCATATAGAATGTTATGATACACAAAAGAAGCTCTCAAAGATGACGACAGAAGAATCAGAGAAGAAGCTAAGATATTCTTAGACATGTTGGTCAAGTAATAAAACCTTTTATATTACTTATTTATATACCATGCAATTTAATAAGACACGAGACAAAATGTACGCAGATGAAAAATTATCTTGTGCTAAATTCTTCCCAGAAGAAGCACTCAAAAATGACGACTGGTACATCAGAAGAGAGGCGTATAGATACTTTTGATACACAAAAGAAGCATTTGAAGATAAAAACCGAATTATCAGAAGAGAGGCGTATAAACTTCTTTGATACACAAAAGAAGCACTCAAAGATGACGACTGGTACATCAGAAGAGAGGCGTATAGAGTGTTGTGATTTACCAAAGAAGCTCTCAAAGATAAAGATCCTGACATCAGATTAGAAGCATATGGGGTTTTTTGATTTACCAAAGAAGCACTCAAAAATGACGACCAAAATATCAGAAGAGCCGCGTATAAACTTCTTTGATACACAAAAGAAGCATTTGAAGATAAAAACCGAATTATCAGAAGAGAGGCGTATAAACTTCTTTGATTTACCAAAGAAGCACTCAAAGATAAACATCCTGTCATCAGATTAGAGGCAAAGATATTCTTAGACATGTTGGTCAAGGAATAAAACCTTTTATATTTCTTATATTTATATACCATGCAATTTAATAAGACACGAGATAAAATGTACGCAGATGAAAAATTATCTTGTGCTAAATTCTTTCCAGAAGAAGCACTCAAAGACGAAAGCCGAAGAATCAGAAGAGCCGCGTATAAACTTCTTTGATACACAAAAGAAGCACTCAAAGATGACGACTGGTACAACAGAATAGAGGCATATAGAATGTTATGATTTACCAAAGAAGCTCTCAAAGATGACGACTGGTACATCAGAAGAGAGGCGTATAGATACTTTTGATACACAAAAGAAGCATTTGAAGATAAACATCCTGTCATCACAATAGAGGCAAAGATATTCTTAGACATGTTGGTCACTGAGTAAACATAAACAACTAAGATTTTATTTTGACACTTTACAAATTACAACAAATAAAAAACGTGAAGAGATTAACGCACTGACTTTACAAGAGAAACAAAAACGCACTGATTTTACAGCGATGCAAGAAAGAGGGATCGTGGTTTGGAGATCGTCGCATTGGATGTTATGCTTGAATGAAGCACCATATGAATGATCTCATCATCATCTTGTGATGCGATACGTTGCACCAGACAAAAAAGACCATCGGTTATCTTTTGCAAAGAAATGTTCAAGTATAACCGCAAAATTTAGTTGATTATGATATGAGATTAGGAAAAATGCAGTTAGTAATATGTCATGTGATTTCAGATATCATATACACTTCATACTATGGGAACGAAAATAGATTTTAATTCTAACTAAAAACAATGAACCAAGTTGTCCATTGAGACTGTCTTGTAGAGATGCAGAACATACCAGATAAGAGTATTGATATGATACTATGTGATTTGCCTTATGGGACTACTGCGTGCAAATGGGATACCATAATCCCCTTTGAGCCACTCTGGGAGCAATACAAGAGGATTATCAAAGATAATGGAGCTATTGTATTGACAGCCAGTCAGCCGTTTACCAGTGCTTTGGTGATGAGTAATATCAAGATGTTTAAGTATGAGTGGATTTGGGAGAAAGAACAGGGAGTTAATTTTCTTTCTGCGAAAAAAAATCCTATGAAAGTTCACGAGAATATCCTTGTATTTGGTGGTAAAAATTATAATCCACAAATGACAACAGGAACACCATATTTAAGTGGTAAAGGAACAAGCGGTGATGTTACTAATAATGTGACTAAAATTCAGACAAAAAAT